TGCCCTATGCGGGCGCTGTCAGCGAATATCTAATTGACCCGGCTGGTGTTGCCAACAACATCTTCCACGGCTCGATTGTGCAATTGACTACTGCTGGCTACGTTGAGCTGGCCGATGGTACCGGTGCTGATATTACTACCAATAACTTTGGTGGTAGTGGCATTGGTGCCCTTGGCGTGTTCATGGGCTGTGAGTATGTGAACGCACAGGGTCAGGTCATTCATTCTCAATACTACCCCTCCGGCACCACCGGTGTTGTTAAGGCGTATGTTGTGGATGATCCGATGGTGATGTTCCAAGCCCAGCTTGATAACACTGCTACGCAGGCCGCTCTTGGTGCTATTACCAAGCTGCCCGCCGCGCAGAATGCCCTGACTTCCGGTAGCACTGCTACTGGCAACTCTAATGTGGCACTTGACGCGACCACGCAAACTACCGTCGGCGGATTGCTGATTATTGGTTTTGCCTCTCCCGTTGGTGACGCTTTCCCAGACGTATACGTTAAGTTTACGATTGGTGGGCACCACATGACTAACAACGCTGGCGTCTAAGGAGTAAACTAAAATGGCTATTTCACGCAGTCAACTACTGAAAGAGCTGCTCCCGGGCCTGAACGCATTGTTTGGTCTGGAGTATCAAAAGTACGGCGAAGAGCACAAAGAGATTTACGAAAGTGAAACCTCTGAGCGCTCGTTTGAAGAGGAAACCAAGCTGTCTGGCTTTGGTGCCGCCCCGGTGAAAGCCGAAGGCGCTGCTATGGTCTATGACAATGCTCAAGAGGCTTGGACGACTCGTTACAACCACGAAACCATTGCTATGGGCTTCTCGATCACCGAAGAGGCGGTTGAGGACAACCTGTACGACAGCTTGTCTGCTCGTTACACCAAGGCTCTGGCTCGTGCTATGGCTTACACCAAGCAGGTTAAAGCCGCTGCTGTTCTGAACAACGGTTTCTCCCAGAACTACCTCGGTGGTGATGGCGTTTCCCTGTTCGGTACCAACGGCGCTGGTTCGGTTGTAAACCACCCCTTGGTTAGCGGTGGCACCAACAGCAACACCCCGGCTGCTCAAGTCGACCTGAACGAAACCTCGCTTGAGGCTGCAATCATTCAGATCGCTGCTTGGACGGACGAGCGTGGTCTGTTGATCGCTGCTAAGCCCCGTAAGCTGATTGTGCCCCCGGCGCTGATGTTCGTTGCCAAGCGTATTCTTGACACCGACCTCCGCGTTGCCACGGCTGATAACGACCTGAACGCCATCAAGGCTATGGGCGCTATCCCCGAGGGTTACACCGTCAACCACTTCTTGACCGACACGAACGCTTGGTTCATCAAGACCGACGTTCCCAACGGCATGAAGCACTTTACTCGTAGCGCTATGGCTACGAGCATGGACGGTGACTTCGATACCGGCAACGTGCGCTACAAGGCCCGTGAGCGTTACAGCTTCGGCTGGAGCGACCCGCTGGGTATGTGGGGTTCGTCAGGCTCGACCTGATCGTAGGGCTTCGGCCTTACACCCTAAGGGGAGCTTCGGCTCCCCTTTTTATTTACCTTCTTTTTACGTCTGCGTTCTTCTCGCAAGTTATGGTGGTGGATGCGGTGGCAGTTAGCACACAGCGGCACGCACTTGGCTATTTCGGCAAACAATAGTTCCTCAGCTCGACGCCGTACCAGCGTGTGGATGTGGTGTTCTTTGGTACCCGGCGGGTGGTGGAAATCTATGGCTGCTGGGTGCGAAAACCCGCAACTAGCACATTTGACGCTGGCTTTGTATTCTGCCCAGCGCTTACTAAACGTACGTCTTTGCTGCCGCTGCTTGGCGGCTAGCGCTTTTTTATTGTTTTGGTAGTGTTTAGCTGAGGCTTTTTTTGAAACTTCTTTTCGCTTTTTTGGATCTTTATAAGGCATTATTCACTTTACACCTCCAGTAAAGGCAGGTATCACCAGCCCAAGGTACTGTAGGTTCGTATAATTTAAAACCACAACTTATAAGACTGTTAGAACTCGCTGGGTTGCTAAAAGTTTCAGTCACAGCCCAGTTCATACCCATCATTCGTGCTCGTTTGAGCCGCGCGTATATTAACTTCTTTTGCAGTCCGTTGCCTCGGTGCTCTTCTTTAACCCCAGAACGGCAGAAGTACACGCAATCTGTCCAACGGGACGATATAACCATCCCGGCAAACCCGACTGGCCCTGCGCTACGCTCAAATGCAACAAACCACCAACCTTCGTGTGGGGGGAAGATTTCATCGTATGGGAGGCACTGTAGCTGTAGCCCACAGATAATATTACGCCAGTTAATACTTGACGTATCCACACAACGGACTTTGTAGTCCACTTTTTTCTCCCATAAAGGTATTGACACGTAGTTTAGATGGTGTATATTACGTACGCAAGTCCGGGGTCACCCGGTATTACTGACAGTCCCGGCTGACGACATGCAGACAGTAATACCCACGTTTTAACTCGCATGTGAGGATTGAAAATGGCTAATACCACTTTTTCTGGCCCGGTAACTTCTACCAATGGTTTTGTCGGCGCTGTTACTGGTAACGTGACTGGCGGCATCAACGGTTCGAGCGGCTATGTGATTACTTACGCAACAACCGCCGCAGCTATTGCGGACGCTACTGATGCTGTAAACACTTCCGACAAACAAGCTGGCACCCTCGTCTTGGACACTACCAATAGCCGTCTAATGGTTGCACTTGGTTCGGATGCTACTTCTAACTGGGCTGTTGCCGACGGGTCTGCTACGGTCACTCCAAGCTAATTTGTCTCCCGCGAGGGTTTTTAACTCAAGGAGCAAATTATGAGTTTTGCAAGTGACATTCAGGCTAAGACCCTGACTGCTGCTGGAACAGCGGTAAACGGACGCTCGCGTATTGCGGGCATCTACTACATCTCGACCGGTACGGCAGACACCATCGTTCTTAAAGACGGCGGTTCAGGCGGCACCACGGTGTTATCTTTGCCTAGCCCCCCGGCTGCTGGCGCGCATGACCTTTTGATACCCGACAACGGTATCTTGTGCTCGACCGACATTTATGTGTCGTTTGATCCGCTGAAGGTTACTAGCGTGGTGGTGCTGTTCGTTGGCGGCAAGGCTGCTTAATCATGGCCAGCGCAGCATGGACGCGCAAAGAAGGCAAGAACCCCAAAGGCGGACTGAACGCCAAAGGGCGCGCCTCTTACAACCGAGCCAACCCCGGGAAACCGGGGCTCAAGCCGCCCGCACCCAAGCCAAAGACGAAGAAGGACGCCGCGAGGCGAAAGTCTTTTTGCTCTCGAATGGAAGGCATGAAGAAGAAGCTGACGTCTTCCAAGACAGCGAAAGACCCAAACAGCCGGATTAACAAATCTCTACGAGCATGGAATTGCTGAAATGACTATGGGAAATGAAGCAAAAACCGTAGCCGACGCAGCGGCTGTAGTAACGACTGTGGGAACCATGATGGAGTTTTTGCCAGCATTGGCTTCCATTTTCACCATCATCTGGCTAGGCATCCGCATCTGGGAAAGCCCCACGGTGCAGGGCATGGTTGGTAAGGTAAGGAAGAAAGATGCCAGCGACGAGTGAGAAGCAAAAACGCTTCATGCAAGCCGTGGCAAACAACCCCCAATTTGCCAAACAAGTTGGCGTGCCCCAGTCAGTGGGAAAGGAATTTACCATGAAGAAGTACCAAGACGGTAAAGCGGTTAAGAAAGAAGAAAAACTTTCACCGGGCGACGCAGCCGATAGAGCCGCAATGAAAGATTTTGGTAATGAGAGCTTTCTTCAGCCACCCAAAAAAGGGCCAAAAGCGGGCACCTACACGGGCAGCATGAAGAAAAAGAAAGCTGGCGGTATGACCAAATCATACGCTGGTGGTGGCAAAGTTCGTGGTTATGGCATGGCCCGTGGTGGGCGCGCCTGCAAGATGGTTTAAGGAGCTATAAATGGCACTCAGTAAAGCAGCAAAAGCAGCCCTGATTGCGGGTGGTTTGTACGGCCTGTACCGTATGCTTGGTAAAGACCAAGACGGTTCAAAAGTACCCGTCGAAGATCGCAACACGATCAGAAAAACCATCGCCGCAGCGGATAAGAAAGAAGATAAAAAATCTGCGTCTTCTGCGC